AGCTGCAATACTATATTCGCTTTGTCCTTGAGCATCTCTGTTCTGACCAACTTTACCGATCGGTCGTAGACCGAATCCTCTTGTTTGATTAGCCATAAAATGACTCTCCTTGTTAAGTTTATTTTAATCCGTTGGTATTACCAAAAAATTACTTTTTGTTTGTACCACCGAAAGTTACACGTGTTTGCCTATCACTATTGATCGGCATACTTGGGTGTTGTTCCTTCATAAGATCGTTTTCGATAGCTAGATCTCGTTCTTTGACTTGCTTTTTATAGTAGTCTTCACGAGATTTTGCGATCTCTTCTGGTATCCTTGCCAACACAAGGCCACCTACTCCGATCACTCCAGCATATTTTCCTTCAAGTACTTTTGGATAAGAATGATCTGGATATTCATCAGCTCTTACAAGCTCCCATCCTGATCGAATTTTTCCTGACATGTTTTTGGTATCGTCGAATCCCATAACGTCAGTTCTTAACCATCTGTGTCTGAAACCATCCGGCGCTGGTGGTGCATCTAAAGATGATGGTGGAGTCCAAGTTTTCGGTCTTTCAGTTTTAGACCTAGTCTCGCTCGCACGTGGGGTTTTAATGTTTTCGTTTGTCATATGCCTATACCTCCTTCGTGATATTTAATTGTTTCGCATACTCTTCCAATGGCACACCTAATTTTTTAGCAATAGCAACTTGAGAAGGTGTGAGCCTCACAGTTTTGCGACCTGTTTTTACATTACGTTTAGCCGAAGCTACCGTTTGTGTAGGTTTAGTCGATTCCGTATCAGTAGTTGTAGCAAATTTGTGCGGAAATTCAAGTCTTATTCTTTTATCAATTTCCGTATAATATTCGTTACTTTGAGGATCATAACCCTCATCTTCTACTAGTTTAGAATGTAAGTCAAAAGCCGTATAAGTCATAGCTTTATCTTTACCAAACCAATCATTTTTAGAAGCCCAGTCTTCAGCTTTTGGATCAGGTCTTGCAAAATTTTGTTCCGTTGGAACAAATTGTTGTTTAGCCTTTTCAGCTGCTGTGCTTATTACAGTCTCTTGCTGCTTGCTTCTGTAATCTTTAAGTCTAGATTCATCCACAGCAAGTTGAGCGATTTCTTTTTGAGCTTGTACTTCAAGATCAAAATTTCCATCTTCTCTAGCTTTTTGTAGCTTGGCCTGAGCGGCTAGCAACCCTGACTTAATTCTATTTTCTGTTTCAACAGAACTAACTGCTTCTACAGATGATAGTTTTTTTTCAAGAAGTTCTTGTTTAGCTTGAACTGTTTTTGCGTATCTTACAGCTTCTTCTCTTTGACGTTCAGCTTCACGCATTTTTTTAGTTAGCTTAGCAATTCTTCTTTGCACTCCTTCACTGTACTCTTCTAATTCTTTCTTAGGTGATTCATCTTTCTTTTCTTCTGCTTTTACTTCAGCAGGTTTTTCTTCAGCTTTTACTTCTTTAACTGTTTCTTCTTTAGCTTCAATTTCTACTTCTGAGGATTCTTTTGTTGGTGTCTCATCTTTTAATTCAACATCAACTTCTGGTCCTGAAGTATCTATATCCACTGTCTTTGCGTTTTTTTCTTCTGGCATAGTTTTCTCCTATGTTTATATATAGTGAAGAACAGATTCAGGATCTTTAATAGTTCCTAAAACTTCGTCATCATTTAATAGACGTACTTCACCGCCCTCTATTGGTAGTCTTGAACCCGCATAGCGAGCAAAGATCACCCAATCTCCTTTTTTGCACCATGGTCCTGTTGGATATTTTTCTTTATCCAAATAAGCTAATGGACCAATTTTCAAAACATAACCACAATTTGTAGCTATTCTTGCTTTGTCCAAAGCTTCCTGTGCAATAATAATTCCACCTGATGTTTTATCTTTTGGTGTAAATGGTAATACTAATAATCTCCAACCACATGGTTCTGGTAGTTCATCAACTACAGATTTTATATTTTCTGGATTTAATGATTTAGATTCTTCTTGTTTATTTTCTTCTTTATATTTTTCCTCAAGACCTAGTACTGTCTTTGGAATTTCCTTTTCCGAGGTCGACAACGTTTCCTTGCTCATTTTTTTGCTCCTTCTTTGTTAGCAGGTTAGAGATTTCCTGTGATATTATTTGGTAGGCATTTGCCTGACCTAGCATATACTTGTATTTTTCCATACTGTCAACACCACCGGCAATCATAGCTTCACCTATGCCTTGATAGCGTTCTTTAAGTATTTTTTGTACTTTGTATATTATTACTGTTTCGTCCATTCTTTCTCCTTTGTTTGTTATATTAACAGTTCCACTTACGTAGAGACTTATTAATTCTTGAATTTGGATCTCTTGCAGTTTTTGCAGAAGTCAATCTTTTTTTCATACCAGACATTCTAGCGCAAAAAGACTTTCTTCTATTAGCAGATTTTGAACCAGCTTTCAACTTAGATGGTTTAGTTGTAACAGCCATTGATAATTTAGATCCTGGATGTTCACGTCTATATGAAGCAATACCTTTTTTATTTAATCCACCAGATTCAGATTTACCTTCTTTTCTTTGCCAAGCAGGAGTTCCTCCATCTTTAGCAGTATAAACTTCAGTCACTTGTGCTTTATCTTCTCTAATAGCACCTTCATGACCAAATTTCTTTTTATATCCATTAGATGTAGCTTGTATTTTAGCTTTGCCACATCCTCTGTTGTGAACTCCAAGTCCAGCCATTATTTTTTCTTTTTAGGAAAACCTTTTTTCATATTAGCATATGCTTTAGGTGATATAGTAGATTCAGATTTAGATCTTGATATACCTAATCTTTTTCTTCTATTAATATTTGCCCAAAGACCAGGTTTTGCTGAACCACCTGAAGCCATTTTTTTAGATTTTCCTGCTTCAGATAAAGCAATAGCAATAGCTTGTTTTCTAGATTTTACAACTGGACCTTTTTTACTTCCAGAATGTAATTCTCCAGTTTTAAACTCATGCATTACTTTTTCAACTTTACCACCACTTTTAAATGGAGTGGATTGATGTTGAAGTTTAGCAATACCTGTTCCTCTTTTTTGAATACCTAATCCAGACATATTAATATTGTTTTGTTGTTTTAATTCTAATTGCTCTTCCTTGTCCTCTACCAACTATTCCACCTTTTTTATATTCTTCCATTTGATTTAATTCTGATTTTAATTCATCGGACATTCTCTCTGATGCACCTAATTCATCTGCATCTAATAAACTTAAAGCAGTTCCAATTACAGGTACAGCTTTTAATCCTTTTTTACTTGCAGCATAGGCAGCTCTTCTTGCAGCTCTTTTAATCTCAGCTGCTTTTTCCATGTCTGCTGCGCTAGTCGATTTTAGTTTTCTAGCTAAGGCAATACGTTTTTTTCTATTAGGATGATATTCATCCTCGTTATATATTCCAGTATTTGTTCTGGGTTCATCTGGAGACATTCCTTTTTTCTGTCTATATAATTCTTTAATTTTTTCTGTTTTGTCTTTTCCACTTAATTCTGGATTAGTAGCTTCATATTCAAAAGCTCTTGTCCAAATATTTTTTTCATCTGCCATAAATATTCCTTTTTAAATAAGCCGGACTAGCCGGCTTAATTTAATTTATTTTTTCTTCTTAACTTTTCCGCCTTTTTTCATGTACTCGGCAGTTTCTTCTTTAGCGTAAGACTCTGGAGATTTTTTTCCAGACTTAATAGCTTTCGCTTGTTTAGCTAAACCTTTTAATTCTTCACCTTTATGCTTTTCAGCTTTTTCTTTTTTTACAAAAGCTTTAGGAGAAGTTTTTCCAGACTTAACAGATTTTGCTTCTGCTAATTCTTCACCGTAAGTTTCTTTTCCACCAAAAGCTTTTCCGCCTTTAGCTAAAGCAGCTCCCATTCCTCTAAGAGCAATTCCACCGCCTCTAAGTGCAGCACCTAATCCTCTAAGAGCAATACCACCACCTCTAAACTCAGGTCTTGGTCTTTGTTTGTAATCGTTTCTCATGTTATCTCCTTAACCGTTTTCTTGATTGTTATTAGCCACCGGTTTATTTGCCATAGTGCGTGCCACCGATTCTGCACTTCTGCCCACAACGTAACCTCCAAGACCTATTTGTAATAATGTCCATACATCTCCTGGAAGAGTTATAGTTATAGAAGCTTTAAAAAAAAATAGTATAACTGGTCCTAATACATAATTCCATATTAAAATAAATATTAATACGTACATTAAAAGTGGTCTCCAGCTTGATGCGAACCAGCCGGCTTTAGCTTCAGCTTCAATAATTTTAGCAGCTGCAGTTAATTCTTGTGTATGAGATTGCATCAATTGCGTTTGCATTTGAGCTTTTAATTTTTCTTGTAAATCTTTATCTGGAACTGATTTTTCTATTGTTGAAAAAAGTATTTTTGCTAGAGGTGCTACAGCATTTAATACTGGTAACATGTTAGTACCACTTAGCTACTGTTCTTTTATCAGTCATCATTCGTCTTTGACCACGAACTGGTTGTTCTTGAGTTTCATTTGCTTTTGAAACTTCAACATCAATACCACCTTTTAGGTAACCATCATTTTGAGTATAAGCAGAGAAATCTATATCTCTAGCATAGTCACTTTTAGGTCCGCCTGTAGATGATGTATTTTTAATTTTTTTATCCATGTTAATTACTATAGTCTTTTTTAGCAGCATTTGCAAACTGTTGTTTTGCTATAGATGTAGCCGCTCTTAGCTTAGTTAAATCCTCATTTTGTTGTATCTTTTCTTGTGCTGTTTGTTGATTCATAAGAGCTTTCATCTTATCTAAGTTTAATCTATCTTGTGCTTCTTGTGCTCTTTTAGCATTGTTCTGTGCCATGATATCTAACTCTCTAGATTTTAATGCAGCTATTGGATCTGTATCAAACATTGAATTAATTTTCTTTTCTTCTTTTAAAAACTCATCCATCATCTCAGCAATTAGAATTGCTTTTCTAGATTCAATTTTCATTTGTAATTGTTGGATCTGTTGTTGAACTTGTGGGTCTTGTGCTGCTTGTGGATTTTGTCCCATCATTTGTAATTGTTGTAATTCATTTTGATATTCTAATTCAACTTGTTCCAAAGCCATTAAAGAAATATGTTCAAATATATTTTTCTCTAATGCTCCAGCAATTACCGGATTATTTTTTGATATGTTAGTAGACATAAAATTTAAATGTGAAGTGATATGAGCTCTATGATCTTGTCCTCTAAATGCTACAAATGGTTGCATAGATAAAGCTGCAATATGTTCTAATGCAGGATCTTGTGGAATAGGTTGCTTTGGTACATTTAAAATTTTATCAATGTCTTTAACACCGATAGCTTCATACATTTTTCTGTATGCTTCGTACATGTTGTGAATTTGTGGATTTGATTGCGCAAGTTGCAATTGCGTTTGCGCCATTGAAATCCTTTGAGTTTGTGAAAATATATTTGGATCAGCAACTGGAATGATATCTACTCTATCATCAAAGTCTGCTTGTTTAATAACTCTTTGTCCACCTACAACATCGTATGGATATTCTGGTGGTAGATATAATTTGAATACTCGTGATAATAATTCGAACTCACCTTTAAGTGATGCATATAATCTTTTATGTATTGCAGACATTGTTCTGCTGCCTCTTTCAAGTAAAGCAATAGTTGTACCTACTGCTGCTTGTTGATTTCCATCTCCTACTTGCATATCAGCGATGGATGCAAATCTTTGACCTGCTTGAACTACTACACCCATAAGTTGTAATAAAGTTTGTGATGGTTCTTTGTAAGGAAGAGTCATGAAAGCATCTCTGATGTTTCCGCCTGGAGCATCTACATCTCTAAACTCTCCTGGTTGAATTGATTGTGCATCATCTCTAATTCTAATACCACGCATTTTAAATCCTGCTGGTAAATTAGATAAAGTTCCTGCATCAAGTAATTGTCTTAGTGCAGCTGTCGCAGTTCTAGATAAACCCCCGATCATATGAATTAATCCAAATCCATAAAATCCAAATCCTGGTAAAAATTTAAAATGAACAAAGTATTGTATCTTTTGTTTTTTAGGATCTGTTTCTTCCCAGTTTCTTCTGATAGATAGAACTTCTCTTGATCCTTCTTCAAAGGTTACAATGTATGGAAGTTTGATTCCTGTGGGCTCACCATCTGGACCTATATCTTCAAAACCTTCTAGGTCTAAATTTGTATGACATTCAATGATAGAAAATACATCATCCTCTGCACCTTTTCTAACTCCTTCAATTTCTCTCTCCTTAGATTTTAATTCTGATTCAGGATTCGTTGGCATTGTTAAATCTATATCTCTATAGAAACCACTTACTTGTTGTTTTCTTAAATCGTTTTCAGATATTTTAATAACATGCATAATAGACTCAGCATCTTCTAATGAAGTTGCAGAATAAGGAACTACTAAATCTTCAGCCGGTACAAACTTAGATACAGCTCTTCCTAATAATGAATCATAGTAAACTTTTTTAAATGTAGATCCTGATAAAGGTAAATAGAATAACATTTGATCAAATTCAGGTTCATATTCTTTCATGACATCCATAATTTGATAGTTCATAAAATCTTTAACTCTTTTAGCTTGATCTTCTTTTTCTTTAGATGGATCACCTACTACTTGAGTTCTTACAGGTCCATCAGCTGGTAATAATTCTTTATAAGCTAAAGCTTGAAACTGTGTTACTGATTCTGCAAGTACAGGATGCGTGGCTCCTGCTGCGCCTTGAAATGGTTCTGTTCTTTGTTCATACTTAAATCCTAAAAGGTCTAATCCTTTTGTATAAGTGTTTTCCCAATCTTGACGTGAAGTTTTATATTGTTGTAAGCTTTCATATAGATCTGATCCTAATGTACCTAATACATTCTCGTCTAATATTTCAGCTAGGTTATCAAAATGATTTTGTGTTTTTAATTGATCAGCACCTGGATTAAAATTAATTTCAGCACCACCATCTTCCATAGAAGTGATTTCCGTGTTCCCTGATCCAGGGACCTCGGCTTGTGGTTCTATAACTTGTTGAACTCCATCCTTTGGATCGAGAGTTTCAAAAGATTTTCTAACTTCGTTTGGAAGTGATTTGTCTATTGTCGCCATTTAATAATTTCTCCGAAGTTATAACCTTACCTGTTTTATAGCTAATGTTCAAGCCTTGTGGACAGGGTCCTCTTAAAGGAGGTATGGTTCTTGTTAATCTTTTTGGTTTTTTCATTAATAATAGTTTTTAGGATTTTGTATTAATGGTTCATCTTTATAGTCTTCTGGGTGAGAAAGCAATCCCCCTTGTCTAAATCGCATAACCGCTTGGGTCATAGAATCTACTAAGTCATCATGTTCTCCATGTGGAAATTCTGCACATTCTTCAATAACCTCTTGTGCAAATTGTTTACTCTTAGGTGCCCATATCATTCCAGATTCAAACATAGGTGCAACTGCATTCACACGTGAATGTTTATCATTACCTTTACTTGGTGAAAAATTTATAACTGGAATACCCATTTGTCTAAGCTCGTATGTAAGTGGAAGTCCTGATGCTTTAGATTCAATCAATACAGTTTCCGGCTGCCAGTATTTATATTGTTCATAAGCAAGTCTTCTAAGTTCAGGGAACTCGACCCTTTCTTTTCTAGCATCTAATAAAATTAAATTAGGACCCGAATCTAAATCTGGATAGAATACTCCCCAAGTAGTGATTGCAGAATAATCCGCAGTTTCTTTTTTCATGAACGCCGTATCATAACTTTGGATGATATGTTCAATGGGAGGAACATAATCTTCAGTCCAATCTCTCCACCATTCTCTTTTGATAAGAGCTCCTTCTTCTGCAGTTGGGTTCTGCATATACTGTGCATTCCATTTTGAAATACCTGCTGATGCTTTGACCGCAAGTAAATCTTCTAACTTCCAATACTCTGGCCAACATGGTTTTCCACTTGGCATGATTGCTGGAAACTCAACTACTTCCCATTGATCTGCTTTTTCTTCTGCAGATGCTTTTATTAATTGTGCAGTTAAATCTTTTGTTGACCATCTTGTCATAACTAAAACTATTCGTCCACCTGGCTGCAAACGCTGACGTGGTCCTGAAGTATACCACTCGTATGCTTTCTCAAATGCTGTAGGTGAATTTACATCTTGTTCTGAATGTGGATCATCAATGATGAGCAAGTCAGCACCTCTACCGGTTACCGCACCTTGGACTCCCACAGCAAAGTACTCGCCACCTTTATCAGTTTCCCAGCGACCTGCTGCTTTTGAATCTTCTTGTAATCTTGTATTAAATATTTCTCTATACTCTGATGAGTCAATTAAGTTTTTTGTCTTACGTCCAAATCTTACCGCAAGTTCTGCAGTGTGGGTTGCTTGAATAATTTTTAATTTAGGATCATTACCAATCATCCACGCAGGTAAAAAGTAAGAAGCAAATTCAGATTTTGTATGCCTGGGTGGCATATTAATAATTAATCTTTTTAATTCACCACTTTGTAATCTATTAAATTTATCTGAGATGTCTTTGTGATGGAAACCTTCTATAAAATCTGGCCAAATATATTTTACAAACGTAAGGAAATCTGAACGGATACCCGTATCTTTATTTTTCTTTGCAGATTCCAAAAAATCTAATTTAGCTTTTCTTCTAATCTTAGGATCTGTAATTTTATTTATATTTCTAAATTTTTTTAATTTTTCTATATCAAGCATAATATTTAATTATGGTACCTTAAGAAAGTTTATACCCTACCCGGCTGTGTAAATCTAGCCCTTTAGGATACATTTGGGTCCCCTTTTTTTGATTTTAACCCCTCCCCCCTTCTTAAGAAAAAAGTTATTGGGAACTCCCCCCTCAATCCCGGGTGGGCCCCGCCCACAAGTTTTTTGTTAACATGCAACTATAAAGTTAGTTCCACACCACTACTAATAGTATGCAAAACTATCCACACACAAATCGAGTGCATTATTTTGTATAAAGATTTATTTCATTTGATAATCTGTTTTTAGTTTAACGAAAAAGAAAGAGAGTAAATCATGGCACTTACTTACGACTACACTAAGGTAGCTGGAGTAGATAAGTTCACTGATGAGCAACACGAGAACGCTAGTCAGTTAGCTTGGGTAATGATGACATTACAACTAAGAGATATAACTGAAAAGAATTTAGATGAAGTTCTTTTTAGAGTTAAGTTCTTAGAAGAAATTAATGTTAAGTTATTCCAAGAACAACATAGCTTTGAGTCAGTTAAGAAATATATAACTGACCACATTAACTATGAAACCAATGTAGGTAATGAAAGTAGATACAAGTTCATTACTCACTGGGCTAAGGTTAAGGCCTCAATAGTTGAGGACAAACTAAAAGTTAAAGAGGTTAATTAATATGGACATAGATATTAACTTAACTGAAACTGTTGCATGTTCCCTGTTCCAAGAAACAGGGACATCAATACAGGAGTGCGAGTTCAAAGCTAACTACATGACTGGCACTGACAACTCGCTTGACGATTTAGAAACAGTATCAGAGGAGTAGTCTTAAGAATAGCGCCCAGATTTCTGGGCGCTATTTTTTTTCTTTTTTTTCCGGGTGGGCCCCGCCCACAAGTTTTTTGTTGAGACAACGCCCAATTGTACGGGCGTTGTCTATTCTTAACGAAAAGAATTATTTAGAAATTTGAGTAAATGATTTAGGCACACGCACCTCGATTTGTGCCTTACCAAATATATTCTCTAAGTTCTTCCAAACGTCATCAATGGATAGGCCAGAATATAAAGTATTTCTAGCGTCCTCTATTCCACTCTCAAGATATTTAAAGAACTTACCCTTTTCAGAGTTTTTATATTTCTCTTCAAGTTCTTGTCGACAAGCTTTTTTAAGATTGTCTAATACTTCATCTACAGTGTCAGCACGGCTTGAAATTTGCCAGTCTCTAATGTCTGACCATTGATTAACCTTTTCAAGTAATGCTTGTTTTCTCTTAATAGCATTTTGATTAAGAGCGGTCTCTTTTGCGTCTTTACTTAACTTAAAGTCTTGATATTCCTTTTCAGCTATTTCAGCTTCCTTAATAAGTTTATCAAGTTTCAAAGTAGATACGAACTTAGTAAAGTCCTTCTCTAATTGTTTACCTACTTCAAGTTCGCACTGTGAACGTATTGCACTTTGTTTTTCTTGGAACTTGTTATTTATAAGTCGATCTAAATAATCAAGTTCTTGTTTTCTTATTGGTCTCATGTTTTTTCCTTTCGTTGTTGTTATGCGATTATTATATCCTACAATATCCTATTCTGTCAAGCTCTAAAATTAATTTTTTTTATTTTTTTTTTAGGGTGGGCCCCGCCCACATGTATTTATTAGACCTGCGACACTATGTCGCATGTACATTAATATTTAATTAATATATAGTTATATTTATCTCATTACTTGGGAATACCTGCAGAGTTCAGGTCAATGCATTATAATGAGATATACACGGCTTGGGTAGTGCCAAGGGGATTTTCCCAAAACTACAAATAACGAAAGGAAAAATAATGCCTAAAAAAACGTACACCATTGTGGCCTACTACAAAGAAAAATTTACTTATAC